GTAGCTCTGATTGTAATGGTAATTACATGAAGAGTAGTCAATATTCCTGATCACGCCTACCATATATGTAAGAATCTTGCATATATCGTTCAAGCCGTGTCTATCCTATAGACTGATCATTAAAGACTAAGTAAGAGTGAAGATTCTCTTAAGACCATAGGACTGCGAGTTGATTACTCGAGTGAACATTGGCATCTCTTTAATAATTTACAAATGAAAAATTTAAAACTTAAATATACATTTGATAAATCTATTAAAGCTAAAGGTGATCCTAAGATTCAAAGTGTTAAAGAATTAACACGTTATTTTAGGCTCATTCTAAAACTATTTAAGACTCAATTATCAATTGATCTTTCATTACTTAATAAAAGAATTATTGATATGTATAAAGACCAAATTAAGAGAAATAATACCAGACAGGTATTTACTTATCTTAAAGAGGTTTATACATTGAATAATTCTCTCTTATCAAAAGGACATTACGAACCAAAAATTCGTATATCTGTTGATAAAGAGGGAAGACCTAGACTATTACCAATCTATGTGAGAGATGCTTATCTCTGCAATAGATTAGTCTTTGTTGCTGTCCAGACAATATTAGGATGTCATAGATTATTAAAATGATGACCTGATGTATCTTACGATACTATCACAAGACCTTTTAATGGTCTAACATCAACTTTACCTTATAGTTTATTACTACAAGCTAAGTATAATCTATTACATAATATTTCCTTTCTTCCTAAAACTAAATCATTTAGTAAGAAATTTTCTCTAAAGTTAGAGCCTATTAGAGGCCTCGTTCTTGAGAGCTCTGGTCCTAATGGTAAGAAATCTTGATATAGTGTCACTACAGATGCTTTTGCATTTTATAGTGAACCTGTTTACCTTATAAATTTAATAAGATTTTATCTTTTAAATAAATCCTTTTTAATTTTATTTGGTTTTATTATGATTTTACTATTAGGTTTACCATTATATATATTTACTTACTCTAGTAAACCTTTATTGGGTAAACTAGGTGTAGTATATAATGTTAGTGGTAAAGCCAGAGTTATCGCTATGTCAAATTATTGAATACAGATTGCATTGTATCCTTTACATAAATCTATCTTTGATTTATTAAAGAATATACCGACTGATGGAACGTTTGATCAATTAGCACCTGTCAAGGAGCTATTATCAAACAATCTATACAAAGGTACATACTACTCATTTGATCTTTCCGCAGCAACCGATAGGTTACCTGTTGAATTACAAAGAGATGTATTATCTTTGTTTGTCGGTAGCAAATATGCTTCGCTTTGATATAAGCTAATAAAAATTCCATTCGGAAGTGACAGACTCTTTTACAGTGTCGGTCAGCCAATGGGCTGTTATTCATCTTGAGCCATGTTAGCGTTAACACATCATATTGTTGTTAATGCTTGCATCTCTCAGCCTAATTCACTTTATTGTGTTTTAGGTGATGATGTGATAGTTACTGAAGAGTTTTCAAATAATTATTTGAAAATTATGAATTCCTTAGGTTTAGAAATATCTCTATCCAAATCAATGATATCTTCGGATTTCGTTGAATTTGCAAAAAGAGTTATTTCTAAAGATGGTAAGTTCTGGAGTCCTATCGGTCCAGGTTTAATTTTAAACCTTGTTCGAGATCCTCTTAATCTTGCTGTTGTTCTTAATGAGTTTGTAAACTTCAGTATATTTTCCATTAGCGAATCTATTGAAGTCTTGGAAAATCAATTTTCTAAGAAGAAGTATGATTTGTCCTTTGTTTTATTCTGTCTTTTTGGTCCTAGAGGGCTTATTAATAGAAATAACCATGTCGCACTATCAAGTGGGATGAGGTGACTTTCTACTAAAAAGTTTATCTCTAGTTCTGATGCTGAATATATGATGCAGTTAGGCTTACACAGCCTTGCTGTATTAAAATTCAGATCAAATAAAGACATAGCTAAACAAAATTTACTCAATTTTGATAATAATTGTTTATATCAATATTGATTAAAATTTGGAAAACAAGCACGACTTCATTATGCTCTAAGCTGGTTATCACCTACGCCATGACTATCTCTAGTCAGAGCGTATGATGACTATTGGGAAATTTCTCTTCCTACATGATCCGTTAAGGAAGTTTCGAAATCAGTGGAATATCTAAAATCTCTTAATATAGAGAATTTAGGTACTCTTTCTAATACTGAAAGGGCAAATATGAGATCTTCTTACAATAAAGTTCGAAAACGATTCGAATTTAAATGTATTGAATATTCTCATCTAATTAATAATTACGATTAATGGTAATTCTTAAATAGTTTTAGAGCTTTATAG